TGCTCGAAGCGGAGCGTGAGGCGGCGCCGGCCGACGACCTGGGCAGCTACGCCGATATGTTCCGCGAGTACCTGCACGAACAGCGTCATTGGATCGGGCCTGCTCAGCAGCCGCTCGTCTTCCACATTCGGAAGCTGTGCCGGCGGCTCGACACCGACGACGACGCGCCGGCTTCGTACGCGAGCGCCTACCTGCAAGCGATCAGCCGGCTCGACAAGCAACGGCCCGGCAACAAGCAGCCGGCCGGCTCGGACGGCGACCTGCCGGGACAGGGGTCGATCTTCGATGAGCTGGACTGAGGACGATCAGCTGCGCGCGATCCTGGGGCTCGAAGTTGAGCCGTGGCAGCACCGCGTACTAACGGAGTGGTCCGACGAGCGCGTGCGCCGGCTCATCGCGACGACGCCGCGACAGCACGGACGCGGCGCGACGCTGGACCGGCTCGTCGTGGATGAGCTGCGCGAGCCCGCCGGCGGACCGTTCGCGCAGCTCTTCGAGCAGCACCGCGACCAGCTCGACGCGGCCGGCGTAAGGTGGCAGCCGTGAACGCCGAAGAGACGACCGGGGAAGCGACGCCGCTCGAAGAGCTGCACGAAGCGATTCAGCGCTTCGTCACCCTGACGACCGACGAAGCGCGGATCGTAGTCGCGAGCGCCGTCGTGTTCGAGACGCTGAGCGTGGACGACGGCCGGCGGATCGAGTACGCCGTCCCCGGCGACGTGGCGAGCATGACGGGCAGCGTCGGGCTCTTCGAGGCTGGCCGGGCGCTTGTCCTGCGCGACGTGATCGGGGAGGCTGGCGACGATGAGGACTGAGCCCGTCGAGCTGATCGAGCCGGCGACCGGACACGGCCGGCTGCGCGAGCTGGTGCGCGAGACGCGCCCGCTGAGCCGGCGCCGCGACCTCGAAGACCTGCACGCGGCGGACGCGCGCGTGAGCCGCTGTCCAGCGTGCGGCTCGTGGCGCTGGGACAGCTCGTGCGCGACCTGTAGCAGCTGAGCACGACGACGGGCCGGGGCGACCAGCTCCGGCCCGTCTGTCACGTCCGGCCCTATCATGGGCGCGTGACGATTCTGGAAGCCGGCTTCACCGACGCGCGCACGAGCGCTGTCGGTAGCTGGATGCCGTCTCGGTACACGAAGCCGCTCCGCGAGGACTTCACCACGCAGGGCGACAAGCTCTTGACGTTCGCGGAACGTCACTGGTCGATCGCAGACGCGGACCGCTTCGAGCTGGACGACTGGCAGCGGTGGCTAGTCCGCGCGATCCTCGAAACGTACCCGGCGGACTGGCCGGTCGAGCACCTGCGCGGGCAGCTCCGCTACCGGCAGGTGGTTATCAGCATGGGTCGGCAGAACGGCAAGAGCCTGCTAGGGGCGCTCTTCGCGATCTACTTCCTAGCGCTGCACGTGCGCGGCCCGCGCGTGATCGGGCTCGCGTCGATCGACGCGCAGGCGAAGATCGTCTACAACCGCGTGAAGTACGGGATCGACAGCTCGAAGGCGCTCTCGCGCGAGCTGAAGACGACGGCGACGCGGGGGATCACGCGCCGCGACGGCTCCGGCGAGTACGTCACCCTGCCGGCGAAGGAAGAGTCCGCACAGGGGCACCCGGCGTCCGGCGTGCTCTACGACGAGCTTCACCTGGGGCTCGCGGCGCTGTGGGACGCGATGATCCTCGCGCAGCGCGCGCGGCGTAACAGCCTCATGGTCGGGATCACGACTGCCGGCGACGACGGTTCGGAGCTGCTGCTCCGGCTGTACAGCGAAGGGGACGCCGCGATCGCGGGGCAGGACGAGCGCTTCGGATTCTTCCTGTGGGAGGCGCCTTCCGACGAGCTGACCGAAGCCGGCGTGATCGCGGCGAACCCGGCCATTGCCTGCGGGCGCGTCCCGCTGGACGTGGCTATGGCCGACGCTCGGAAGATGTACGCCGACACGGAGCGCGGCCCGGACGGGCTGACCGGCCGGCAGCGCGCGATCCGCTACACGCTGAACCGCTTCGTGAAGGGCGCCGCTGCGGCCTGGGCGTCGCTCGAAGCATGGGACGCGCTGGACCGTCAACCGGAGCTTGTCGGGGAAGTCGTCTACGCGATCGACCGAACGGCGTCCTGGGAATGGGCATCGATCACGGCTTCAGCGAAGATCGACGGCGAGCTTCACACGGAGCTTGTCGCGTCGATCGAGGCGCCGTCTAAGGACCAGCTGCGCGCGATCTGCGAGACGCTGAGCGAGCGCGGCCCGGCCGTCTTCGCGATGGAAGCGGCTCAGCTCGGGACGCTCGCGGACGAGCTGCGCGAAGCCGGCTTCGAGGTGTGGAAGCTCGGCGCGTCTGAGCTTCCGGCGGCAGCTCAGAACGTCCACGGCTGGATCGAGCGCCGGGCGATCCGGCACGCCGGCGACCCGCTCGTCCGGCTGCACTTCGCGCGCGGCCGGCGGAAGGATCAGGAAGCCGGCGGCTGGCGGCTCTCGCGCAGCGCGAGCACCGGCGACACCGACGCGCTGCGCGCGACCATGATCGGGCTGCACGTCGCGGACGTGAAGCCTGAGCACGAAGTCCCGATCGTCTGACTTCCCGCCATATTGGCAGGGGCGCGCTCAGCATTGTTTCTCGTGGGACGGATTCTTCAGGCGCTCGGCGTCCAGCTGGCAGCAGAGCCGACAGACGGCACGTGGTCCCCTGTCGGCCACTACGAAGCGAACGTGCAACCGGCGGCGCGCAGCAGCCGGGAGCCGGTCACGGTCACCCGGACCCTGGGCCTGCCGGCCGCGTATCGCGCGATCGAGCTGTCCGCCGGCATGGCGGCTCAGCTGACGATCGACGCCGTGCGCGGCTCGACCGTGCTCGCCGGCCGCGCCGTGCCGTCGCTGGTCACGCAGCCGGACCCGTGGCGCTCGCTGGACAGCTGGATCGAGCGACAGGTGATCAACTACGCGACGGAGGGGAACAACTTCCTGCGGATTCACCGGAACGCGGACGGCACAACGGCGGCGCTCGAAGTGCTCGACCCGTTCCAGACGCACGTCGTCTGGAAGCGGAACGACCGTACGCGGCGCTACGTCAAGAGCTACAGCACCCTGACGCGGGACGGCCGGATCGACCTCGCGGCCGTTGAGGTTATCCACAGCTTCGGGCTCGAAGTCGCCGGGCTCGATCGCGGGCTCTCCCCGATCGGCTGGTGCCGCGCAGCTCTCGGCGGCGTGCTGAACGTCCGCGACTACGCCGACCGCTGGTTTGCCGATGAGGCGACCGACGCCGTTCTGACGACCGACCAGCGGCTAGAGAAGGGCGTAGCTCGCGAGTACAAGCGAGCTTGGTACGAGAAGGACCCGGCGGACCCGGCCGGCCCGCGTCTGCGCGTCCTGGGCTCCGGCCTGCACTACGAACCGCTCGCGCTGAAGCCGGAAGACGCTCAGTGGCTCGAAGCTCAGAACGCCGGCATTCTCGACGTTGCGCGGATCTTCGGCGTGCCGGCTCACTACCTCGAAGCCGCCGTGGACGGAAACAGCCTGACGTACTCAAACCTTGAGATGATCGACGCTCAGTTTCTCCGTACGACGCTCTTCCCGCGATACCTGCGGAAGATCGAAGGCGCGCTCACGCAGGCGCTCCCGCGTGGACAGCGCGCCCGGTTCGCGACCGCTGAGCTGCTGCGGCCCGACGCGAAGACGCGAGCGGAGATTGACTCCGTGTACATCGAGAAGGGCGTCTACGACGGGCAGCACGTCCGCACCCGCGAAGGCATCGCCGGCCCGGCGCCGGCGCCGCGCCCGACCCCGACCCCGACCCGAAACGGAGCCTGACCAATGCCCTGTGAGAAGTGCGGACAGACGCACAACGGCGGCGCGTGCCCGCTCGTCTTCCTCTCGCTCGACCGGCCCGTCCTGGCGGCGACTGACGACGGCGACGGCTGGGAGTTCGAGGGAATCGCGATCCCCTACGGCGAAGAGCTGGACCGGATCGACTGGCTTACCGGCGCGACGCGCTGGACCTTCGAGCCCGGTTCCGTCGTGCCCACGGAGAACGCTTTCGTGTTCTTCGGTCACGATCACCTACAGGGCGGAATGCCGATCGGGAAGCTCGTCTCGCACGAGCAGACCGACAAGGGGCTGAAGGTCCGGGGTCGGATCAGTCAGACCGCGAAGGGCTCGGAAGTCCGCGTCCTGCTGAAGGACGGCGTGCTCGACCGGATGAGCGTCGGGCTGGACCGCGTGAACGCAAAGACCCGCGTCGAAGACGCAGACGGCGACGCTCCCCTGCTGGTGTGGGAGAGCGTGCCGGCGTGGGAAACCTCCGTCGTGCCTCAACCGGCGTACGACTCAGCCAAGATCGAAGCCGTGCTCTCGAAGGCCGGCTCAACCCCGAAGGGAAACACCATGCAGTGTGAGAAGTGCGGCAAGGTTCACGCGGCCGGCGTGGTCGAGTGCCAGACCGACAACCTGAGCGCCGGCGCGGAGGACTTCGCCGGACTCTCCGCGACCGTCGATCAGATCGCGCGACAGGTCGCCACCCTGGGCGCCGGCGGCGCCGGCGGCGACTCCGCGCCGTTCACGCTCAGCTCGACCAGCTACGGCGAGTGGCTTCAGCAGCTCGCGGCCGGCGAGCAGAACGCGCTCGACTTCCTCGCCTTCGTCGGGCAGCAGACCGGCGACCTGGGCGACTGGATCGAGGACACGTGGGTCGGGGAGATTACCCGGCGCATGACGGAGCGGCGACGCATCCTGAACCTGTTCAAGGTCCGTCCCCTCCCGGCAACCGGGATGAACGTCGACTACGGCCGGAAGCTGGACGACAGCGGCGTGAACGTCGGGGAGCAGCTGAACGAGGGCGACCTCCTGCCCTACGGCAAGCTCGCGTTCCTGCCCGGCCTGAGCGCTCCCGTCCGCACGTTCGGCGGCTGGGGCGACATGTCGCGACAGGTGATCGAGCGCTCCGGCGTCGGCGTGGTCGAGGAGTTCTTCAGCGCGCTGGTGAACCGCTACCTGAAGGTGACGGAGGCGGCG